ATATAAAATGTGATTACCATTTAACTTTGTCGGCCCAGTATGCGGCCGAGCATGGTCCCTTAGCGATGTTGGATGCGTGACGGGCCTTAAAGGCTTCTCGCCGTTTCTTGTATGCGGCTGATTCTCCAGCCTTCTTGGGGGAACCTGAGACTCCCTGCTGGCCAAACCGGATTACTTTACCGTTCTCACACCCGGGTCCTTTGGCGACAACAACATGGGATTTGGTGGGATGGTTGGGTGTGCGCTTAGGTTTGTTGTATCCGCTGACACCCACACGCTTTAGACGCGGGTCGGGTTTGCTTGCCATTACTTTGCCTTCCTTGCTTTACGCCCTGCTTCGCGGGCTTTCGGGGTGTTCGGGACGAACTGTTTCCCTTGGCGGGTACCTTCTTGCTTTTTGCGGGTTGTGGCACGATACTCCTCCGGACTCAGGGACTTGATGGCTTTGGCCGGTAAATACCGCTCGCCTGTGGCGTTAGGACCTTGTGTGGATGGCTTGCCAGATTTGGTGCGCCAATCCTCTTTCGTCCACTTCGACAAGGACTTTTGGGCGGATGTCTTGGCTCCGCTATAGCCGCCTCCCGCTCTCTCATAGCGGTCGGCTACGATTTGGGCTTTACGGGCTGACCATTGGCCGGGACGGCCACCAGCCGACCCGGCCTTGACTTCGGCAACAATCCGCTTGCGGAGTTCCGGTTTCGTATAGGCCACTATTGGTCCATATTGTTTTTGCGGACCGCCGCACTGGTGCGCTTCGGTGCCGCCTTCTTCTTTGGTTTCGGAGCCGGACCGTACTCGGCCCGCTTCTCAGCCTTGGATTCTGTCCGCTCATGCCGAGCGGACTCCTTATGTGCAGAACCCTTCATCAACTTGCCATCCGGCATACGATGATATCCCTTAGGAACAGCCTTCTTCTTGGCGGCCACAGTCACTTGCCTTTCCCACTACGGATAGCGTCCGAAACCTTGCGGCGACGAGTAACACCACCACCAGGATTCCCCACAGACTCAGCCTTGCCGTACGCTTCGCTGTAACGCTTGCTTGTGCCCATCTTAACCTTCTTGTCGGTCGGAACCTTCTTAGCAGGAGCCTTTTTCATATTTCATTCCTTAACTGTGAATCGGCTGTATACGCCACTGGTATACTATCATTTATGTTACTATTGGAACATGTCAACACTAACGTGTTTCCATGTTCCTGGTACCCTTAAAACTAGTACCCCCCTATAGTCCCCCCAAACGTTCGTTTGCGGGGGACCGAACGCCAGCCACTATGGTATGAAGAATGATTTGCGTGCAGACAATACCCCCCTGTTGGATGCGCGCCAAGAACAGTACCTGGAGTGGCTGGTGACCCCAACCTCGGAACGGATTCCCCGAACCCAGGCGGAGTTTGCCAGACAAATTGGGGTGGACCCCACCACCCTAAGACGGTGGGAGAAGAAGGACTGGTTTAAACGCCAGTGGGATGCACGAGTCAACGAAATCCAGGGGTCCCCTGAGCGTACACAGCGGCTTTTGGATTCGTTGTATGCGAAAGCCATCGAAGGGGACAACAAGGCCGCCCAACTGTATCTCCAGGCAACTAACCGGCTTCTGCCCCCTCAGACTGTTATCAGCACCTCTAAAGCCTCAGACCTTAGTGATGATGAGTTGGATGCGTTGATTGTGTCGATTGCGGAGCACCAGTCTAAACGGAAGGTTGAACCTCCCCAGGCTGTGTGATTGGTTTGTCCTCGTATCGAACGAACGAATGCCCTATGTGTGGAGAGGAATATCCGGCCAACCTGAAGGGTTGTCCGTGGTGTAATGTTCCGAAACGAACGAAACAGCCCCTAGTAGAACCCGACTACGACGACCCGAGGATTGATTAATGACTATTTCGAACTATTTGGAGGATGCACTGCTGAACACGCTTCGCGGCACTTCCTTGAGCGTGCCTAACGTGTACATTAAACTTCATCTTGGTGCTCCTGGTGAAGATGGCACGGCGAACCCTGCGGCAAATACATCACGGCAACTGGCAACTTTTTCGGCCGCCAGCGGCGGCTCAATGGCTAGTTCTGCCGCTGTCACCTGGACGAACGTTTCCGCAACCGAAACCTATAGTCATTGGTCGGCTTGGGATGCTTCGACTGCCGGTAACTGTTTGTGGACTGGTGCACTTTCATCGTCCGCTAGCGTCGCTTCCGGCGACACATTCCAAATCACCAGCCTGACTTTGACGATTGACTGAGGACTAAATGGCAACTAACTTTCCCGCAAGTCTGGATGTTTTGACGAACCCGCAACCGGGTGACGCTTTAAATAACCCGTCGCACTCGGCACAGCACCACAACGCGAACGATGCCATCGAAGCCCTAGAGGCCAAGGTTGGTGTTGATGGTTCTGCCGTTACCACTAGTATCGACTACAAGTTGCGTAACCTTACCGGCAGTGTTGTTGACCAGTTGGAAGAGAACTGGAACATTGCGGCTGTCGCGGCAACCGGCACGGTCAACATGGACGTCAAGACAGCCAGCATCTGGTATTACACTACGAATGCTAGCGCAAACTTTACGTTGAACATCCGAGGCGATGCCAGCACAAGCATCGATTCGCTTGTCGCCGTGAATGATTCGTTGACAGTTGTTTTTGCTGTCACGAACGGCGCAACAGCGTATCGTCCGACCGTTATCCAGGTTGACGGCGTTGCCGTCACCCCCAAGTGGCAGGGAGGCACAGCACCATCTGCCGGTAACACCAACTCTATTGACGTTTATTCTTTTGTGATTATTAAAACAGCGGCGGCAACGTTCACTGTTTTGGGTTCGCAAACCAAGTTCGCCTAAGAGAAGGTTTTAATGCCGCTTCTTACAACTTTTTCTAGTGGCTCGGCCAAACGTTTCGGTTTGGCTTCTGGCGGCCCCACTATAGTTACTGGCTATAATGCGGTCAATTACTATGGTGGTTATGTTGCCTTTAAGTTTACATCCACGGGAACGATGGGTTTAACTGGAGAAGCGATTGGTGATATCCTTCTTGTTTCTGGCGGCCAGGGAGGATATTACGGGTCGTTCTACTACTGTTTCAAGGATTGTGGTTACGCTTACGGTGGCGGTAACGGTGGGGCTGGTTCTTTGCTACTGACGCAAACAAATTACACCTTGCCAGCAGGCAACTATACTATGACTGTTGGTGCCGGTGGAACTGGTGGAGTGTATGCTGGGGCGGGTCCAACTGCGGGTGGAGTTTCTAGCATTGTTGGTGGAGCAATCACTTTAGTCGGTCCCGGTTCTTCATACCCAACCTACGCATATGGAGGAAACGTGACTGCAATCGGCCTTGCCAGTTATGGTGGCGGTCCGGGTGCTGGTGGTAGTGGTGGAAATGCTGTCGATGGTTCCAATCCGGGTGTCGGTGGCATAGGAGCAACAAATAACTATTGGAATGGCACCAGCATTTATTATGGTGGTGGCGGTGGCGGTGGCACAACGAACGGTCCGACCGTTGTTGGTGGTGGTACCGGTGGTGGAGGAAACACGGGTTCGAATGGTGCCGCAAATACGGGAGGTGGCGGTGGAGCCGCCGCTGGTAACCCCGGAACAACTGCCGCCAATGGTGGTTCTGGAATTATCATTATTCGGTTTGACGCAACAAAAGTAATCGCAGGTTGATATGGCGCACTTTGCATTAGTTGACGAAACAAATACTGTTCAGGAAATCATCGTTGTTGACAACAGCAATCTTGTCGATTCGAATGGTTACGAGTCAGAGACAGTTGGCGCAAAATACTGCTCGAACATCAAACCCGGACGATGGGTTCAATGCTCCTACAATAACAACTTTCGGGGAATCTACCCAGGTATTGGTTCGTTGTATGTTGAAGATGATGACATTTTTTTGCCACCTCCTTCTAAGCCGTGGAACAAGCGTCTACCCGACGGTTCAGAGTATTTCCCTCCGGACATCAACCAGCACACTGGTTTGCCGTTGACAGAAGGTGAACGCAAAGCGCAAGAGTTTATTGCTAAACTTGGCAACCCCAGTTTTGCTGAAACTGTTCTGGTTATTATTTCTGACCCCGTTAATGAAGTTGGAGTACCAATGTCATGGGTGTGACACACACGCAGGAACCGAGTCCGCTTACGTATTATCCCGAGGAACCCACCATTAAGGTTTTTCGTTCGACTGTCTACAACGATGGCGAAGAAGTCGGATATGTTGATTGGCGAAACGTTGATGACGCAACGTTTCTCATATTTATGATGATTCAACCCAAGTACCGTGGACATAAATGGTTGCCTTATTTTCAGGAAGCGTTGAATCATACTTGGGAATATGGTAAGAAGTTTGTGATGACGGAAATGGACCCGGCTTTGCGTGAAGTATTGCCGAACATTATGCAAAACCAACCCGCCGAATATTTTCTGAAGCGCGGCGGCTGGTTTGATAACATGGGCGTGGAGTATCATAGTACGTTGGGCGAATAAAAATGCCCATCTACGACGATACCCTAGTTTTATATAACACGGCTGAGTATACCTATATTGGTGGCATTCATCGAACTGCCACTGGTTCGGGAACATCTGGTTCATCTGATGGTGGATGGTCCACATGGGACCCGAATAACCAGTATGATGAAGCAACAATCACATACGATTCGGTTGATTGGGCATACGAAGGCTACCAGGTCCGCACAGCCAGCGGAACAGGAACATCTTTCTCCTCTAGTGTTCGGGTACGTATCGCCCTTAGTGCGGCGTCATCTGCTGGTACAAGTTCTTCATCTAGTGTCTGGTTGCGGACCGTGCCGAAACAAGCCAGTGGTTCTGGTGGCGCAACCGCAGGCGACACTGCCATTGGTCTGCGAACCGTGTTCCGCACCATTGTATCCGCCGCCTCATCAACGGACCATGCTTACGGGTCGCGGTCCCACATTCGCACAGCAACCTCTAGCGGTACGGGTTCTGCGGCGGTATTTGTGCGTCAACGACGCACGGCAACCGGTTCAGGAAACGGCACATTGGATGTGGCGTTGTGGGTTAACAAGGGTCAGCCTTCAAGGGGAAAGTTTATTCTTCGACCGTACTGGTCCAACAGGAAGCCGTACTATACCCGCGGGTGATTTGTGGAATTAAATGAACTAGTGCACGAACGCGAATGGCGTTTGTGTCGCGGCCCCAACGAGGCCACAACAGAAGAACTATTGGAAGCGTTTACGCATTTCTGTAGCAACTATTGGGCCATCAAACATCCTGAGCGTGGACGCATCATGTTTGAGATGCGTGAAGCACAGATTGAAACTGTCCGCGCATGGCTAGAGAACCGTTATAGTGTGGTTCTCAAGGCACGCCAGATTGGATTCTCTACTTTGGCGGCGGCATACGCTTTCTGGCTAGTGTTCTTCCGTCCAGACCGTTTCGTTATTATGCTTAGTCGTACTGAGCGTGAAGCCATGAAGTTGCTTCAGAAATCTAAGTATGGGTATCGTTGGTTGCCGGGGTGGATGCGTGAGCGTGGCCCCCGATTGTTGACGGACCATCAGTTGAAGATGGTGTTTGATAACGAGTCGGCTATTGAGTCGTTGCCTTCATCGAATGACCCCGCCCGTGGCGAGTCTGTGTATCTGGTGATTGTAGACGAGATGGCATTCTTACCGAATCCTGATGAGGCGTGGGCATCTATTGAACCTATTGCTGATGTGGGTGGTCGTGTCATCTGCCTTAGTACGGCCAATGGGTCAGGAAACTTTTTTCATAAATTGTGGGTTGGTTCTCAAACGGGAACCAACATGTTCCGTGGCGTGTTCTGGGCCTGGGATGCTGGCGACCGCAACCAAGACTGGTACGAGGTCAAAAAGCGCACGCTACCGGACTGGCAGTTACACCAGGAATACCCTCGTTCCCCCGACGAAGCATTTATCAAGTCCGGCAATCCTGTATTCGACCTAGATATTATTAACGGTTTGCTGGCATCCCAACCTCTGGTTGGGTCGCTGGTGGTTGAGCCTTCTAGCGGTGAAGCAAACTTTAAAGAATATGAGGATGGCCCCTTTAGGGTTTGGGAGTTTCCTGAACCCGACAGCGTATACGTGGTGGGAGCGGACGTAGCCGAAGGTTTGGCTCATGGCGACTACAGTTCAGCCCATGTGATTAACGCCAAGACAGGGTTGGTAGCCGCCCATTGGCATGGTCGTATCGAACCGGACTTGTTCGGTGAGATGCTGGGCGAAATTGGTTGGATGTACAATTCTGCTTTGGTTGGCGTGGAAAACAACAACCACGGTTTGACCACCCTGAAGGCACTTCAGCGGTACGGCTACAAGAATATTTATCGCCAACGCCGGTTGGCGTCGGCTCGACCGGTGCCAACCGAGATTTTGGGGTGGCGCACCACGGCTTCTTCCAAGCCGCTAATGATTGACGAACTTAGTGCGGCTATCCGTGGCGAGGACCTGGATATTTGTTGCGAATACACAATCGGGGAATTGCGCACTTTTGTACGCAAGGAGAACGGCAAGATGTCTGGGTCCCCGCATGACGACCGGGTGATTTCTTTGGCTATTGGGAATCAGATGCTGAAGTTCGTTTGGTTGCCAGAATACTATGTCGGGGAGGTTATCCCCAGGAACACTTTGGTGTGGTGGGAACAGTTCATTATCCAGGATAAACCTCCGAAGAACCAGCCGATTGGTGCCTATAATGTTCGGCATGGTGCCGGTATCACCCGTTAGCGAACGGTTATCCTATTGGTATGGGAAATATTGCGTGCGAAACATGCGGAAAATCGTTCGAGTTCGATGAGGAACTGCCCCGACGTGGAGCAGTCTGTTTCGGCTGTCATCTAAAGACTATTCGCATGGGCTTCACCCACGGCAAAGAGGACTTCCACGGTCCGACTATCAAGGAACGCCAGGACCTTCAGGTCGCCCAAGCCAAGTCTGCTGGCATTGATGCCCAGCCTGTTGGGAATCGTTGGGTGTAACATATGTGGTGGGTTCCTATTGTCGTTGCTTTGATTGGTGGTCCACTGATGTGGGGCCTAACTAGATTCGACAAAAGGAACACCATCCAGCATGCGGAGAACCAGAAGGTTCTTCTGCGGATTGAATCCAAGGTTGACCATATTGATAACCGTCTTGATGACCATATTGACTATCATTTGAAAGAAGGATTGTAATGGATTACCGCGACGCATTCAAACGTGGGGTTGCTACGTTTGTTGCTGGGGCTACGGCCTCCCCGTTGACAACGATGGTGTTTGACGTATCGTTCTTCAAGGCCGCCGGTATTGCCGGTCTGGTGGCCGTATGGAACTGGCTGGCACGAGCCGCCCAGGTATGGAAGGCTGAAAATGGCACGACCCTCTAACTCGGATTATTTGGCACGCTATCGAAAGAAAATCGATGCGTCCAAAAAGTGGCGGAAAGAAGAATCTTTCGACGACACATGGCGTCGCCTGATTGACCTATACAAGGGACGCCACTACGAGTATTTCACCGACGAGGACCGAATCCTTGTCAACATGGCGTTTTCCACCATCAACGTTATTTACCCGTCAATCTCGGTCAACTTCCCCAAGATTACCGTAAACGCCGTTCACCCCGAGAACGGGGCGAACGCCACTATCGCTGAAGCAGTGGTGAACTATTGGTGGCGGCACCGCAACATCAAGGACCAATTCCGTACCGCCGTTAAAGACTTCTTGATTATTGGGCATGGCTGGCTGAAGGTTGGTTATCGCTACGTCGAAGAGGAACGCATTGGTACAGACGAAGATGTTTCAGACCCGAATGTTCCAGAGAACGTCGCATCCACTACATATAACGTGTTGGAGGACGCCCCTTTCGTGGAGCGTGTATCGCCGTTCGACGTATACATCGACCCGGACGCAACAAACATGGACAACATCAAATGGATTTGTCACCGTGTCCGTCGTCCCATCAAAGACATCAGAACAGACAAGCGTTATAACAGGAATGTTCGGGAAGAAGTTTCTCCCGTATCATTCTCGCGCTACACCTCCGATGAACCGGCACACCGCAAAGTCCACGACAAAGACGAAGGCTACGCCGATGTTTACGAGTTCTACGATATGCGCAACCAGACCGTTTCTGTATTCGCAGAATCGGGAGACAACTTCCTAATCAAGCCCACGAAGATGCCGTACGCTTTCGGTCATCCTTTTGTGATGATTCGAAACTATGATGTTCCGGACCACTTCTATCCGTTGGGTGACCTGGAAAGCATTGAGCCACTCCAGCGCGAACTGAATGCTACCCGTACCCAGATGATGAACCATCGCAAGCGGTACGCACGCAAGTACCTGTTCCGTGAGTCCGCCATCGATTCCAATGGCCGTGCGGCCATGGAATCAGATGACGATAACGTAATGGTTCCCGTTGTCGGAGATGTGCCTTTGGGCGATGTTGTCGCCCCATTCCCGGCTCTAATCAATCCGCCCGAGTTTTACAACCAGTCATCGCAGATTGAACAGGACATCAACCTTATTAGTGGCGTGTCCGAGTTTATGCGCGGTTCCGTCTCCGAAATCCGACGCACGGCAACTGAGGTCGGGTTGGTGGCCGATGCGGCCAACGCCCGCACCGCAGACAAACTGGCAACCATCGAACTTGCCATCGGAAACGTCGCTAGACGTTTGTTGGGGTTGACTCAACAGTTCCTAACTGGCGAGTCCGTAGCCCGTATTATGGGCAAGGACGGCGAGCCGCTGTGGATTAAGTATGACCGCGATTATATCTCGGGCGAGTTTGACTTCGATGTGGTTGGCGGGTCCACCCGACCGCACAACGAGTCCTTCCAGCGTGCTCAAACAGCAGAAATGATTCAAGCCTTGGCCCCCTTCGCCAGTGCTGGTGTTATTGATATGACCAAGTTCGCCGCATACGTGCTCCAGGTCGGTTTCGGTATTAAGAACCCGGAAGCATTCATCGCCCAGCCGAATCCTCCGGCTCCGATGCCTGCACCTGGCGGACCTCCCGTTGAACCAATGCCAGCAGAACTAGTTGGGCCTGGGGCACCTGGGGTGCCGCCAATGCCGATTGGTGCTGTCGGGCCTGGTATTAATTTGCCAGCAGATATTCCGCCGGAAGTCCTCCAGGCTCTGCTGGCTCAGGGTGGGGGTGGCGCGCCGATGCCTCCTGGCGGCGCACTCCCACCCATTATCTAGCGAACGGCATACCCCTTAGTAGAGCAACCATTTCGGACTCTCATATCTAGGAGATATTGTGGAACAATTTAATGCTGAGGTGTCGGCCCCCGATTCGGGACAAGCGGCCACCGCAG